TGACCTTATCAAGGAAATAAGAAAGTTCCTTAAGGACAACAGGATAGAACGTGTCATCATGATATGCTCTGATGAAGACTTCAGGAATAGAATGAGAAAAGAGTTGGGATGCCGTGCTATCTTTGAAGACGAGAAGAGAAGGAAGAATGATTCAGTTATCCTAAGAGAATGGTTCGCAAGAAACAAGAGCAACTCCGAGGATTCTCTGCTCAAGGTATGGGGTGATTGCAGTGAGGCAGTCAAGGCTAACTACCCACCCACTCGTGACTGCATGGTCAGGCTTCTTGATTGGTATGACCAGAGGATGAATAAAAAAATAAGCGTACCTATAACATTATCACAGCGTACAGGTTATGGATAAGACAACAGTCCCAGAAGAAACAGCTACTACCATAGGGAAAAAGTTCAGCAAGCAAGATGCTTTCATTGAGCAGATCATAATGAACCCTAGCAAGAGCAAGATTTCCCTTGCCATTAAAGCAGGGTATGCAATCAAAGCTGTTGATAAAGCGGTCAGTAGATTGATGAACGACAAGGTATTTCTTCAGCGTCTTGAAGATAGAAAAGATGAGATACAGGTACGATTACAAGTAACTGCTGATAAGGTAGCCGAAGAGTATGCAAGGATAGCGTTCCTTGACCCAAGAGATTACTATGAGTATACTCAGGACGGTGGTGTTACCTCAAAGAAATCATCAGCCACCGATCTTAAACCAGTATACGAGATAGAAGAAACAAGATCAGGCAAGGGTGCTAATGGTAAGAATACCATTAAGCTTAAATTCTATAACAAAATGGATGCTCTCAAAGCATTGAGAGACATGTTCGGATATGACAAACCTGCTAAACATGCCCACCTCGTTGCAGGAAGTGGACAAGGACTCGATCCAAAGAGGATTGAAACGGCTATCCTCGGACTCATTGGCTCAACTTCATCAACTCCTCCTTCTTAGGGATTGGGTCAAGCATCCTAACAACTTTATATTCTCTGGTTATGTTAAGACAAAGGATGAGCATGACTCTGACAATCCTATCAAAGCATTCCCAGACAAAGCCTACCTTAGAGAAGTAATCAACGTAGTCCATACATCAGACAGGCTGTTCATACCTAAGAGTAGACAGATAAGAATGTCTTGGGTCATGGTACTCTATGCCTTATGGGTAGCCCTGTTCTTTCCACACCAAGCTATCTTTATTCAGAGTAAGAAAGAAGAAGATGCTGCTGCCCTTGTGTTTGATAAGAAGATGGAGAACTCAAGGATGAGTTTCGTTTACTATCACCTACCTGAATGGCTCAAAGAAATGGTTCCAGTGGACACCAGTTACGCTAAGATGAGATTTGGCAATGGAAGTATAGTGTGGGGCATTCCAGAAGGAGGGCATATCATTCGTTCTCACACAGCTAGTCTGGTGATATCAGATGAGTGTGCCTTCCAACCAGAATTTGAGGATGCCTACACGGCAGCAGTTCCTATGGCTAAGAAGATAGTAGGCTTATCTTCCGCAAACGGTGGGACATTCTTTGGGGATATTGTAACGGAGGTCATCTAAGCATCGTGTGGTTTCTCGCTAATGTACATCACTAGCCTGTAATCTTCTGGATGCTTATTATATTTCTCAAAATCCTGCATAACTTGTTCAGCCACCTCGTAGGTCAAGTAGCACCCGAAGTCCCACTCTAATCCCCACTTGTCATTCATCTTTTTTTCTATGATATAAACAAAGTTTCTGTGTTGGTGTGTTTGCATGGTAGTTTTAATAGTAATCCCACGCCACATCCTGTGACTTGTCTTCGTCTATATCAAGATGTAAGTAGTCTTCGCCTATACCTATGCGTGTAAACAAATGATTATTGAATATCAATTGTAATAATCTGAATCTTGAGACACTTGTTTTTGCTTCGATGTCAACTGCTTCACCAACAGCATGACTTGATGTTGGATTGTTTAATGTTTCTGGATGTTCATCACACCTGTATCCACTGTTAACTTTTATTGGGCTGCCAAACAATTTACGCAACGCATCTAATCTTAATACCAAATCAAAGTTGATGCCGTATCTCCCATGACACTTGCCACATTTACAGCTAAACTCTGATGATTTAAAATGCTCAACCATAGACCAGTCATCAACAGGAAATTTACCAACCCTTTCTATATCTTTCCATCCTTCTCTACCTTTTCTTGTGATGTCCATTGTTTGTTTGCCTCCTTTAATTGCTTGATGATCTTTCTTTTCCTATTCATCTTACCTTCAAGGTAGCTTATATATATTAACATCTCCTCCCAACATTTGTAAGCCTTCGACTTCTTAGTTGATATCTTTACCAGTTCTTTTCCGAGGTGTTCAATACAATCATCTGGTCTTTCTAGCTTACGTCTTAGGTCTGGCGTTTGCATTAACTCCCTCCACAAAATCCTCCATTGGTATAATAGAATAGTATAAGTGAGAACACTTGCTACATGGTACATATGAATCTATATTGAAAGGCACAACAACCCTCCAACGCTCGTGGCTTTTCCTGAAAAACAGAACAGGAATCTTACCTTCTGCCTGTTCAACAGTTTGCTTCCACCATTTTTCTATCTGAAATTTCTCTTGGAATTTAACTTCAATAGCATACCCATCCAAACCTAATACGTCATAGCCACCATCTTGGGTCTGCATGAGGTTACGTTTGTATTCACCACCAAGCTTGTCAGCTAGGAGTTTGCATACTTCCCTCTCCCCCCTCTGTCCTTTCTGCCTGCTTGCTCTGCTCATTAACTACCTCTCCTTCGCAACAAGGTGAATAATTCTGACCACATTTATTACACTGTATATGCCCATGAATTTCAATAGGTATAGTTTCTTGGTGACAGATACTACATATTTCTTTCATGTTATTTCCCCTGAAATTCTTTTGCATAAATATTAATAGGGAATCCTTGTAGCTCTGTTTGTTTTGCTAAGTAAACAGGGCCAGTTCCTAAGTCACCAAGATGTTCATCGTTGATTATATGTTGGCTTTGCAACCAACCAACAATGGTATAGCTTGGCATCTCTCCAACAACCAATACATAAACATCACATTCAGATATCTTCTTGGTGGTGGGGACAAGTAAATGTCCATCAAAATAATGAGTTGTCTTAACATCAATAGTTGTGTCAGCCATTTTTAAATCGTAATCGCCCCTTGTAGTAGAGAAATCAGGATAAAGATTAAAGGCTTTTCCAAACGCCAACTCACCTCCGACTCCCTCAAGTTCAGTTTGATGTGTAGATTGTGGGCCTGCCTTTCTGTTTTTTATTCCCTTCTCTCTGTTAGTCTTGTACCTCTGTTCAGCTATAAGGGCGGCTACCTTTTGTTCATTACTATTCAGAACAACTTTCTGTCCTCTGTCTAATGGTGTTTCTGCAAACATCATCTCTGCCATCTTGCTTGGTATTATCATGCCTTGACCTCTCCATTTTTTATTCTATATTTCATTTCAGTTTCGGCTAGTCGTATAGCATGAGATTTCATTTGTGACACTTGCTCTACAACCATGCCAGTTTCGTTGTGAACACAGTAAGCATGTATCGGATATTTTAAATCTTTAACAACATAAGTTTTATACAATGCACCATCGGTTACTAATTCTTTTTCCACCATAATGTTATAAATCCTTTCTTAGTATTCTCTAGTATCCTAAAGAATAAACTACGTTCATCATCGGTAACACCTTGACGATTAAATATATGTACTATGTTTTCTTCCTCCCCTTCATAGCCAAACTCTTCTGCTTTCTTAGCAACAAATAATTTATACGCCAACATTTCTACACCACTATCTTGGTTCACTTCTATCTTGTTGTCACGGTTTCTATCTGGATTAAATTCTTGGTCAAGAAACCTATCAAGCTCCTCGTCTTTGCTCATCTGGCTCCTCCTTTACAATTTTACCACCTAACTTTTTGCCACGATGTATCCACAAGATATCATCCTTCTCTAATCCTTTCAATCTTGGGAGTTCACTCTCCATATAAACTACCAAGCCTTTATTTTTAAGGGACTTAAACGCTTGGTCATCTCTTGCTAGATAAAATTCCTCTTGAAATATGGGAGAGTATAGCATGACGTATCCATTTTTTCTGTAGTCATCTCTCCACTTTTCTTTCTGTATTACAGATAGATGTTTGAATGTTTTATCTAAAGCAAACCTTTGTTTTTCTGTTACGGTTTTACCAATAGCATCACTGAAAAATTCTTGGTATACATCCTTGGTAATTTCACCAAGGGTGAGTAGTATCAATGGTTCTTCTGGTGCGACACCTTTCTTTTCCAAGACTGAATCAGCGTCTTGTTCATATTTGCCAGAAAAATTTTTCTCAGATTTTTCCACTTGGTCTTTCCCCCTCTGTCATTAATTGAGTACGTTCATTATAATTAAGATGTATACTCCTTGGTGATACTCCATTCCTATTCTTCCTAAGACTAAGAATGTACTGCTTATATTTATCTGGCACATCATCACCCTTATCAGTATTCTTTATCCATTCATAGTGAAGGATCATAAAGGTGTCTGCATCCTGTGCCAACTGCCAACACTCACCGATGTTGGATAGCTCTGGTTCCTTCTCACCATCACGATTCATCTGAGCTACCACAATCAGCTTGATACCAAGCGTGGTACATATATGCTTGAGCATCTGGTTGTATCTACCCAAGCTGATACGCTTGGCGTTCTCTTTAAATGCAAGCTTGTCATTCCTGATATGCCCGATGTAATCAACCACGACTACCTTGATACCATGCTTGGCATGATACTTATGTATTAAGCTAGTGATATGATTGATGTTCTTCGGTGTGTTGTCTGTCATATACAGGGTAGAATACTCAAGCTTCTCTGCAAACCTAGCTACTAACTTGAACTCTTCTGGTGTGTTGCCGTAATCACCAGTATCTATCTTATCAATCTCGACACCTGATAGTATGGCAAGAACACGAGTAATGATTTCATCAATGTTCATTTCAAGATTGATATACAGTACAGGTATTTCTTCTACTGCAAGATTCAAGGCTATGTTAAGAGACAAGCCTGTCTTACCTACCCCTGTGCTGGCTGCGATACAGTTCACATCCCTTAACCTTTTCATATACCTGTCAAGCAATGGAAACCCTGTCTGATAACCACTCTCTCCTTCTGGGTCTTCAAACCTAGCCTTCGCATTCTTATAACCACGCACTGCCATATCCTCTGGTGAGTAGACATCAACTGTCTTACTGTTGCTGTCCACCTCACCCATCAATTGGAATACAGAAGAGTGTGCTTCATCAAGGAGAGTTGACGCATCATCATTAACATCAAACGCTGTGTTAACAATGCCTTGCATCTTATCTATAAACTTACGCTTGATAGCTAACGCTCTTACCTTGCGACAATGGAATGCTATTGCTGTTGCGGTTGGGTAGTCTTCCAGTGTAGAAAGTTTGTACACCCCACCAACATCATCAAACTTCTTTTGATTCTTTAACTCATCAGCCAATGTAATCATGTCTATTGGTTGATCCTTATTCTTTAATTTAATCATCGCACTATAAATTATTCTTATATCACGAGAGAATAAATCTTCAGGATCAATCAGTGACATCGCCTCATGTATTCTATCTGGCTCTCGAAATATAGAACCAATAATAGACGATTCAGATTCATTGGAGAATGGTGCCATCTTTATATCATTCATCCAACATCTCCTTTCTATATTTGGCTAACCTCAATTCTTCTTTCTGCTCTTGTACTCTCTTCACCGCAGACAGTGAACCAAAGTTAGCACTCCTTGTGTTGTTCAATCGCATAGTCTGTATTGCATCAAACCATTTGATTAAACCCGGTATGTTCTTGGAGTTCTGCAACCAAGGATCATTGCAAGCCAGAAGATACTTGAAGTTATCTATCAAGTTATCGTATCCAACGGCTGTCGTAAGAGCCTTGATGTTTTTCCCCTGTTCTTGGTAAGACTTGTTGCTATGTGGTACACCGAAGTGTTCCATGTATATAACCCTCAAGTCACCAATGATATCTGCTACTGTTTTAGTTGCCATCCATTCCTCCTTCGTAGAAGTTCAGGTATCGTTGTCCGAACCTTCTCATGCTCATGTCTATATACTTTAAGTTTAATTCTATTCCCATCACCTTCCTTCCATGTTTGATAGCCGCCACTCCTGTAGTACCAGAACCCCAGAAAGGATCAAGCACAGTGTCACCTTCCTTGCTACCTGCAAGGATGCAAAGCTCTGGTAGTTCTGGTGGGAATACTGCGAAGTGTGCTTCATCATATCCCTTCAGATTAATATTCCAAACATCCCTCTTGTTCCTGAACTCACCAGTATTACTATTGATTGAGTTCATGGAAGTGCCACGCCTTGTGTCTGTGCGTTCACCTCTCTTGTCACCTGCATGTACGGCAGGTTCTTGTAATGCTTCGTGATTAAAATAATACTTGCTACTCTTTGATAATAAAAAGATATACTCATGTGACTTGGTGCATCTATCTTTAACAGGCTCTGGCATGGCGTTAGGTTTATTCCATATGATGTCCTGTCTTAGATACCAACCATCATTCCTCAATGCCAACGCCAACAGCCAAGGTATGCCGATCATATCCTTTGGCTTAACACCTTGTACCTTGTTGTTGATAGCTGTTGACTGCCCAGTTCTACCTTCAGCATACTTTGGATCAAGGTATTCATTCTTATGTCCAGTACCACAATAGGTATCACCAATGTTTAACCACAACGTGCCATCTTTCTTGAGAACTCTTCTGACTTCTCTGAATATATTAACCATGTTGTCTATATATTCTTCTGGTGTTTCCTCAAGACCTAACTGTTTATCAACCCTGTTAGCACCACACTTCTGACATATTGTTTTGTAGATAGCATCACCAACCATAGGATTATTCTTATGTCCTGTTATGGTATGCTCACTCTTCTTTGACTCCCTGACATGAGGGCAGTCAGAGTCACCGCCAACCCACCTGCCAGTACCATAGTCACGCAACCCCCAGTAAGGTGGGGATGTAACACAAGTTTGTATCTGTTCATCTTGTATCTTCTTCAAGCCATCTATCGCATCTTCATGTATGACGAATGGTAAGTCCCATTCATCCTGTGATACTGGTTCAATCTCATTTGGAAATTTCCAATCTTCCCATCCCATAGTCACCCCCTATTCATTGAGTACAATTTTAACTGCGGTCTATCTTCTACAAGCATCTGTAGATACTGATGCATCTTCCTTCTCTTCTCTGGGTTCATCCTGTTGTATGTCTCTGTTACCTCTGGCAACTTATGATTCGCCAATCGTTGCACCCAATCATAAGGCACACCCTTATCAATCAAGCGAGTAATGAATGTACGCTTGAATGAATGCACATCAGTCTGCATTATCTCTGGGTACTGTTCAGCAACACGAGTCCTAGCTACCCTGTAAGCATAGCAATTAATATTATCTACAGGGTTACCGTCCTCATCCAAGAATACATGGTCATCAATGCACCTTGTAGTCCACTTTCTTTTGAGAACCAAGTCAACGGCTATGTCATTAAGCACGATGTATGCATAGTCCTCATTCATATACTCTTCGGATTTCATAAAAGACTTGGGGACTTTAAAGTAATAGATGTCATCTTCCTTGCAGAGAAACTTCCATTGAAGATTACATACCACTGATTCACGCTGTCCAGTATTGATACTGAACAGTGCCATGTCCCTCAAGTGACTAGGTAGGTTGTTTAACAGGGTGACTTGCCAGTTATACTCAAGGTGTTTCTTTTTCTGCGGAGCTTTCAACCCATAGAAGATAGCTTCATCATCATCTACCAATCTAAGGGGTGTCCAGTAATCCAACAAGCCGTACTCTTTTACTGCCTTGTTACCTATCAGGTTAAGGAATGCCAACTCTTTATTAATTGTAGTAACAGATATATTAGAGTCAGCACGATCTTGGATGTACTGGTTGAGGACATGGAGTTCACAGTCTCGTACTTGCTTTGGCCTCATACCGATGTCGTTCATTCTCATGTCACCGATGTAAGGTTCAAGCTTCTTTGCGTACTCCTCATCCTTGTTCTTAGTTTTCTTTGTGATTAGATTGAGGTGGACATCAGCAACCTCTGTCATGGTTGCCTGTTTCCTATCGTCACCTCTCTCGTTGTACTCCAGTTCGCTTATGATCTGAACCATAGCTAACTGGGCTTGCCCTTTGTTGCGTGTGCCTGTAGTTATCCTTCTTCTTTGTCCTTTATAAATCCCGACAACTTGCCAATTGGGACTACCTTTTCTTCGTGCGAGTCTGAGCGTACAGGTATGCACTGTTTGCCTCCTTTCATTGTTGTTGCATATTCATCACAGAAAGCAACAAGATCATTGTATTCATATACAATACAGCGTGAAGAAAGAATGATAGGTTCAAGATGTTGCTTAAGATGATTAAGAAAAAATGATCTGCTCACACCAAACAGATTATGAGCTTGTGCTTGTCGTACCCATAGTGGTTTAATCTTTTGTTTCAATGTTATGCTCCTTATTCCATTCAGGATTTCGTGCAAACAATTCGTTGTTTGTTTCAATCGCAGCTTTCTTCTTCATTTCTTTTTTTACTAGCGCAGACTTCCTCCAATTCATACCTCTTGCTTTCTTTGCAAACAACTCTTCAGTTGATTTTTTCTCTAGCTCTTCACTGCTTATAGTACGCAGTAAATTACCGTGCTTGTCGTACACTTTTACTGGAAACATAATGTCCTCCACCTAGGGTTAAACATATGACGAGGGAGGAAGAGGAACCCTCCCCCACCACATGAGGTTAACTGGGTAGCTTGCTCCCATTGTCCACAATGAAAAATTATGGGGCATGGAGTTGACTTCAATAAGAAGCATGAGAGCCGGGTTAGTGTCCGCTACCCCACGGGATACACTGGAGGTAGCCCCTTAATTAAATTGCTATACCATCACCGTAATCATCAGACACTGGTTCACCACCTTCAATAGGATCAGAGCCACTTGAATCTCTACCTTCCCAACGCTCAAGCTTTTTGAACTGAGCCTTCTTCAGGTCGAGCATCATCTTGATTGTTACCTTACCAGAATTTCTGTCCTTCATAGGCTCTGGTATATAGGTAGTTACAAAGACTCGTCCAGTAGAACCAGACGCAATCTGTATGCCCTCGTTCTTTATGAAGTCAGTAACATTTCTTCCTTCACAATCTTCAAGGACAGGTGCCATCGAAACGGTGTTACCATTCTTCTGGAAGGCAGCGTTACATCTTGCGGTTAATACATAGTTGCCATCATCATCCTTCCAGTAAGGTGGCTTTGAATCTTTGAACTTACCCTTATGTTCAGCCTGTGCCAAACCCCAGACATCATCTATCTGTTGCTTGAAATCTGAACTATCAAATGTATCGGGTTCAAAGTTTACCTTCACGCTGTACCTAGCGTTGACATCTGTACGTTCAGCAGGAACACTGCCACCCTTACAATCCCTTGCCTGTGTACTCCACTTACTGGGCTGATCCAACCAAGGATAGTTGAACGTACCAATCGGTGTTGCGTATCGTGCTTTTTTCTTCGTAGACATTGAATGCTCCTTCATTTAGTTAAAAGTTTTCTGACTCCCTTGGAATCAGATTTAAATGTGGCGATAAATTCGCCTTGATGATCCACCAATGTTTCATTCTCTTTCATGTGATGGATAATTCTATTGGCATACTTCAGCTTTTCATCCGTCAACTTCTTGATGCCAGACTTGACCGTGTTCAAACGCTTCACAGCCTTGTTGATTCCCTTTGTTGAAACAACCAGTTCATCTTCAGAACCAGAGAAATCTTCCCTGAGTTTTAAATTGGTAGCCAAAGTACCACCAACTTCTGGTTCGATGCCACGCTGTATGCAATCCCACATGTGGTACTCCTTTTCAAGGAGAGCATCCAGTTCCATTGATGAGAAATCAAAGGAGTGTATCTCCAATGACGGTGGATAAGGGAGAAACAATACAGCTAGGTCTACCTTGTGAAGACCAAGCACCAGACAATAGTGTTTGATCTGAGAACGGTAGTTCAATGGGATGTCACCACTACCATCCTTACCCCACTTGTTACGACCATAAGCTGTCTTGCATTCCAATATCTTTTTCTCACCAACAACCATACGATCAACATGAGAACCAAGAAACGGTTTGCCATTGTATAAATGTTTCTTGTTCCATCTAGTACGGTTATCCCTACGCACTCTTTTCTTCTTACGCTTGCAATACCCCAGTGCTACATAATTCTCAAGCTCATGACCCAACTCAAGATGTATGGCAGGGGCAAGAGTATCAGACCATTCACCACGCTTGGTCTTGTAAAGCCAGTAACCATCATGATAGACATTCGTTCCATCTGCCATTGAAGCATCAGTACCGAACAATCCTTTCCTTCTATCTTTAAGTTGTTGGTCAGTTAAACTCATAAGCAACTCCTAATTATAACTCTGTTAATAACATAGGTCAATGGTAAAAGGGGGGCATAACCCCCCTCTTATCAATTGTTTAACGAGTTATTCGACTGGTTGTACATTAGAACACCTGACTTGCATAGCTTGTCGAAGGCTTCAAACGAGAGGTCTTTCATCTTCTCATATTCCTCATCCCATTCAGTATGATTG